ACGCTGAAGATCCTAATTTTCAAGATATATATTATGTAGGTGAAGTTAAGTCTATAACAATACCAGAACTTAAAAAAGAATTTCCAAACATATCTAAAGACGAATTAGAGCGTATACAAAGCATGCCTGGCAACAAGTCTTATATAACCGGTTACGGTAATTATGATAACAACACAGTTCAAATATTGTATTTTGATTATAAAACCTATCACAATCAAGTTTTTAAAATAAAACAAACAGATCAGGGGTTAATGAAAGCTATTGAAAAGCCAGATACATTTAATCCACCAGAAAACGATATGTTTGAAAGAGTTTCCAGATCTATAGAGGTTCTGTATAGTGGTGCTAAAGTTTTAGGGACTGATACTATGCTTAAATGGGAGTTAGCTGAAAACATGACAAGACCTTACGCTGATACTACGAAAGTAGAAATGAATTACGCTATTTGTGCTCCACGTATATATAAAGGTAGAATAGAGTCGCTAATAAGCAAATGCACTGGTTTTGCAGATATGATACAACTTACACACTTAAAACTACAGCAAGTAATATCTCGCATGGTTCCAGATGGTGTATATTTAGATATGGACGGTCTTGCTGAAGTTGATCTTGGCAATGGCACAAACTACAACCCTGCTGAAGCGTTGAATATGTATTTTCAAACTGGTTCTGTAGTTGGTAGATCACTTACCCAAGATGGCGAGTTAAATAGAGGCAAAATACCAGTTCAAGAATTACAAAGCAGTAGCGGTGGTGCTAAAATATCTAGCTTAATAAATACTTATCAATATTACTTACAAATGATAAGAGATGTTACAGGTTTAAATGAAGCTAGAGACGGTAGTTTACCTGATCGTAACACTCTAGTTGGTTTACAAAAACTAGCTGCTAGCGCCTCTAACACAGCTACAAAACATATAAATCAATCAAGTCTTTATTTAACTTTAAGAATAGCAGAAAATATAGCTCTTAAAGTTGGCGATGCCTTAGAGTTTCCACTTACTAGATCTTCATTGCAGAATTCTATATCAACTTTTAACATCAAAACATTAGAACAAATAGTAAAATTAAATTTACATGATTTTGGTATATTTTTAGAATTAGAACCTGATGAAGAAGAGCAAGCACAACTAGAGCAAAACATACAAGTGGCGCTGCAGTCAGGTGGAATTGATCTTGAAGATGCTATAGATTTAAGGCAAATAAAAAACTTAAAACTTGCTAATCAAATGCTTAAAATAAAACGTAAGCAAAAGCAAGAAAAAGACATGCAGATACAGCAGTCTAATATTCAAGCTCAGGCTGACGCTCAGGCTTCAACTGCAGAAAAAACAGCAATGGCTGAAGTACAAAAACAAGAAGCTATAAGTGGTTCTAAGGTTCAATACGAACAAGCTAGAACTCAAATGGAGATAAAAAAAATGGAACAAGCCGCAAGCATTAAACTTAGAGAAATGCAGCAACAATTTCAATATGACATGAAATTAAAACAACTTGATTCCCAAGTGTCTCAACAAAAAGAAAGTGAAATAGAAAATCGAAAAGATAAAAGAACTAAAATACAAGCAACTCAACAAAGTGAAATGATAAGCCAAAGAAAAAATGATGGTTTACCAATTGACTTTGAAAATCAACCCGATGCGGGTATGAACGCGTTTATGTAACGCTATTTAATTATTTAATTATATTATATTATGTCAGAAGTAAAAACAAATGAACCTGTTAAGCAGGAAGGTGATTTCAAATTAAAAAAGAAAACAACACCTAAAAAATTAACTGAAACAAAAAATAACATTATAAAAGTAAATGTTAATCCAAAAGAACCTTTAGTAGAGCTGGAAAGCAACGTGACTAAAGTAGAAATTAAAAAACAAGAAGATGCCATTCAAGTCGGAGAAACAAAGGAGGTATCTGTGGAAAAACCATCCGGAGATAGCGCAGAGGTGGGAGAACCTGTACAAGAGTCCAACAAGGATGCTGAAGGGTTTTCTCCAATCCAAGAAGTAACAGAAGCTGAAGTTAAAGAAGTTGAAGCTGAAGTTAAAGAAGCTATAAGAGATGAAAAAGTATTAGGCAAACCATTGCCGGAGAATATTGAAAAGCTAGTTTCGTTCATGGAAGAAACCGGTGGGACAATAGAAGATTATACTCGTTTAAATGCTGATTACTCTAGCATTGACGATGTTACTTTACTAAAAGAGTATTACAAAAGAAATAAACCTTATCTAGAGTCTGACGATATAGATCTTCTGTTAGAAGATTTTGTTATAGATGAAGACATAGACGAGGATAGAGATGCAAGAAAGAAAAAACTTGCATTTAAAGAAGAAGTTGCAAAAGCCAAAAACTTTTTAGAAGAGACTAAGAGTAAGTATTACGACGAGATCAAGTTGAGACCGGGCGTTACTCAGGAACAACAAAAAGCTATGGATTTTTTCAATAGATACAACAAGGAGCAAGAACAAGCTGAGCAACAGCATCAAGTGTTTAAAGATAATACAAAAAAACTTTTTAGCAATGATTTCAAAGGTTTTGATATCAGTGTTGGTGAAAAGAAATATAAGTATAATATTCAAAACAAAGATAAAGTTGCAGAAAACCAATCAAACATTAAAAACCTAGTAGGGAAGTTCCTAGATAGCGATGGTAATGTTATTGATACAAGTGGTTATCACAAAGCTATGTATGCTGCTGAGAACGTAGATAAAATTGCCTCTCATTTTTATGAGCAAGGAAAAGCAGACGCTGTAAAAGACGTTATAAACAAATCTAAAAACCTTACTGACACTAAAGCTAGGACTAGTCAAGGAGATGTGTTTGTTGGTGGATTTAAAGTTAAAGCTATTTCAGGTGCTGACTCTACAAAACTAAAAATAAAAACAAGAAAATTTAACTAATAAAAACTTAAAATTATGAGTTTAACTCCTCAATTTGGTAGTTTAATCCCTTCGCAAACGCAAGAGATTTTAAACAGTAACTACCTACAATTTAATGCCGGCGCTGCAGCTGGACCAGGAGCTGGTGGCGATTCATTCGCTCAACAGTATTTACCTGAAATTTACGAACAAGAAGTAGAGCGTTATGGAAACAGAACGTTATCTGGCTTTTTACGTATGGTTGGCGCTGAAATGCCAATGACATCTGATCAAGTAATTTGGTCTGAGCAAAATAGATTACATATATCTTATGATAATGTAACCGTAGTGGCTACAGCTGGAGCTGCTTCTAACGTTATAAACCTTCCTGCTGGAGTAACAAATGTTATTTCTCCTAATGATACGGTTGTAGTATTAGATCCAGCAACAGGCGCTGAAGCTAAAGCTTTAGTAATAGCCTCAACCCCTGGAGCAGGTGGTGGTGTTGGAACATTCACTGTAACTCCTTTTAACAATTTATCTTTAGAAAACGCTGCTAATGGAATTACTGTTGGCGCTGGAATTAAAGTATTTGTTTACGGTTCCGCTTATCAAAAAGGTCAAGCTTTGAACTCAAGCACATCTGCTGCTGGAGTTGCTGCTAATGGATATGTATCTGTTGAGCCTCAATTGACTCAATTTTCTAATTCACCAATTATTCTAAGAAGCCAGTACGTAGTATCTGGATCTGACATGGCACAAATTGGCTGGGTTGAGGTTGCAACTGAAGACGGAACATCTGGATACTTATGGTATTTAAAAGCTGAATCTGAAACTCGTTTACGTTTTGAAGATTACTTAGAAATGTCAATGGTTGAATCTGAGTATAATCAAATAGCACAAGCTGGTGTACCTACTGCTGCTCTTCTTGCGGGATCTGAAGGTTTATTTGCTGCTATTCAATCTCGTGGTAATGTGGAAGTAGGATTTACTGCTGCTGCTGGACTAGATGAGTTTGATGCTATTTTGAAAAACTTAGATACTCAAGGTGCTATTGAAGAAAACATGCTTTTCTTACAAAGACAAACAGCTCTTGATTTTGATGATATGCTAGCTGCAATCTCTGGTGGAACTGCCGGTGGTACTGCTTTTGGTTTATTTGAAAACTCTGAGGAAATGGCATTAAATCTTGGATTTAGTGGTTTCCGTAGAGGATCTTATGATTTCTACAAAACTGATTGGAAATATTTAAACGATGCTTCAACTCGTGGCGCCATTGCTGGAATTAGTTCCATTGAAGGCGTATTGATACCAGCTGGAACATCAACTGTTTATGATCAAGTTTTAGGAACCAACATCCGTAGACCTTTCTTACATGTACGATACAGAGCTTCACAAGCTGATGATCGTCGTATGAAGTCTTGGTTAACTGGTTCTGCTGGTGGTGCATTTACATCTACATTGGATGCTATGGAAGTAAACTTCCTATCTGAAAGATGTTTAGTAACACAAGCTGCTAACAACTTTGTATTATTCAAAGGAATCTAATAATGATTCAAACTTAATAATATCCCCGTCTTCGGGCGGGGTATTATTTTTATAACTATTTAATTTTATTATATTATGGCTAAAAAAGCTACAGCAGAAACTATTGAGGTTGCACCTCAAGAGGTTGCGGTAAAAACCGCTCCTAAACCCACAAAACCAACGTGGGAAATTAAAGATAGAGTTTATTATTTAACAGGTAATAAAACACCTTTAACATATACAATACCAGGTAAGCATACTAAAAAACATGCTTTGCTTTATTTTGATCTTAAAACTGGTAAGCAAAGAGAAATAAGATATGCAACTAATCAAGACTCACCACTTGTAGACGAACAAAAAGGTGAGTGCACTATGGGTCATATTAGGTTTCATGATGGAACTTTAAATGTTCCTAAAGAAAAACAAAATTTACAAAAATTATTATCTTTATATCACCCTTTAAAAAATAAACTTTATAAAGAGTTTAGTGCTGTTGAAGAAGCTGAAGATCAATTAGATGTTTTAGACCTACAAATAGACGCTTTAAATGCGGCTAGAGATATGGAAATAGATCAAATAGAAGCTATTTTAAGAGTTGAAGTTGGATCTAAAGTTAATTCCATGAGCTCTAAAGAACTTAAAAGAGATATACGTTTATTTGCTAGAACAAATCCACAACTGTTTATTAGCTTAGCTAATGATGACAACGTACAGTTGAGAAATTTAGCTATTAGAGCTTCAGAAGCTGGTATAATAAACTTATCAGGTGATCAAAGAACATTTACATGGGGATCAAACGGTAGAAAACTAATGAATGTACCTTTTGATGAAAACCCTTATTCAGCATTTGCTGCTTTCTTAAAAACAGATGAAGGTGTTGAGATCTATAAATCTATAGATAAAAAACTATAAAAACAAGTGATACTATAACATAGGCGGTTTCGGCCGCCTTTATAGTATAAATAAAAAATTAATATGGCAATAAACGTAAATACAGTATACACAACAGTCTTGTATATATTAAACAAAGAACAAAGAGGTTACGTTACACCTACAGAGTTTAATAGTATTGCCGACTTAGTACAAAGAGAGATATTTACTTCTTATTTTCCAGATGGTAATCAGCAGAATAGAAGAAATCAAAATAATACTGAAAATGATACTGAGTTTTTTAACATGTATAAAGATACAGCGTATCTATTGCATCCTTTTGAAAAAGAAATTAACTTTGTATATAACACTGCTAACACCGGTTTTACGCCTCAATTTCCAGCTACGGTTTATAGAGTTGGAGAAGTTATATCAACATACACCGGTCAACCACAGTATGATTCCATAACTCAACTAGCTAGTAAAAAAGATTTTGACAAAATAACAAGATCAAAACTAACTGCTCCTACAAAACAAAATCCTTTATATTATATTACAAATACTACTATAGCGCCAGCTACAGAACAGCAGTTGTTATTAAAAATATCTCCAATACCTAATAGCATTAAAGTAAATGGATTAACAACACCTACATTACCTATATGGGGTTTTACAGTAGGAAGTTTAGGTCAATTTATATATAATCCAAACGCAAGTGTTAACTTTTCTCTAGACGTTTCAGAGCTACCTAATTTAATTATAAATATATTAAAATATTTTGGTGTAGTTATAAATGATCCTACTATTATACAAGTAGCATCACAAGAGGCAAAAGACATTGAAATAAACGAAAAATCTTAAACAAATGAGTTTAGTAACAGAAACAAATCAACAGTACTACCAAGGTGCTCAACCTTTTTTAATTCCAGCAACTGCATCAGGGCAATCATTTGTTACTACTTTTGATACAGATTTAATTTTTGGAAATGAAAATCCTGCTAATGTAAATTATGCTTTAAACAACTTTAAGATTTATACTAGCTCAACTGGTTTACCCGGTAGCTTTACAGAATACACAAGTGCTTATACTGTTTCTAACAATACTATAACAGTGACAGGACCTTTAACGATAAATCACATGCTTGTTGTTCAGTTAAAAACATTAGATGGCGGTAAATATGATGGAGCAGCTATTGGTAACACTGTCGAAGAAAACTATGGTGGATACGAGTATATAACATTAAACGATGCTATAGACAACTTTATGGTTGGTTATGTTGGTGATGGTAAAATAATTCAAAAAGCTAAAAAATCTGATGCGTTGTTTTTTGCTAAAAGATCTTTGCAAGAATTTAGTTATGATACTTTAAAAAGCGTTCACTCTCAAGAGCTGACAGTTCCACCGTCTTTAAGCGTGGTGCTGCCTCAAGATTACGTTAACTATGTGCAAGTATCTAGAATAGACGAATTAGGCATAAAAAGAATTATATATCCAGTAAATAACCTTACAACAAATCCTTATAACAATCCAATACAAGATAACGCAGGTGTTCCTACTCAAGATAACTTTGGTGAAAATATAGAAGGTGATTCTATAACAGAAGAAAGATGGAAAAAAGCAAATCTTAATTTGTTGAATTTTAATTTATTAAACAACTTTGACGATTTTGCTTACTGGTGGAATTTATATGGCTTTGATGGCAATTTTAATACAGGTAAACTTTACGGTTTAGATCCTCAATACTCTCAAATAAATGGTTATTTTAGTATTAATCATAGAGAAGGAAAAATGTCTTTTTCAAATGGATTAGCAAACAAGTTAATTGTATTAGAATACATATCTGATGGCTTAGCTCATGAT